CAAGGTTCTACCAATTAAGAAACCGAAGCCTCAGAAGGGTCCTAGGTCTCAAAAAAGGTTAAAGAAAGGCAATACGTTTATACCAGGTACTCCTCTTACAAAAGATCAGATAAAAGAGCTTTCGAAGGATGGAGCTGGGCTTTTCTTATTATGCGATTTTGGGATTCTCCCTTTGTTAGCAGATATAGAAGAAAAGTTAGGTGATATGGCTCATGACCTCAACTCTGGGTTTAATCAGAGTATGCGTGTTAGGGCCGGGACAAAATATGGTGTGAGCACTGAAAACCAGGAAGCGACAAATTATATGTCAGTCTTTACAGATTTGACATGCTTCCGAGAAACGCCTGTAAATGCAGAGCGTCTAGGTCGTCTTCGCCCAAACATAAGTGTCTATCAAGTTTTATGGGAACGATTCCCTTTTTCTTGGTTAATCGATTATTTTGCTCCAGTAGGCCCACTGATGCAGGCTTATATGGCATTACGATTGGTTAGTTCACCTATTACATATGGATGGCTTGATATATGTACGACAAAACCTTACAATCCATACCCTTTTGGCACGAAGCCATTTTCCTGGGTTATGGTGGGGTCCTGTGAAGACAAGCAAATTGTATCTTCTCGCCGTATATTGGATCATTCCTTGCCAGGATTGATGATAGAGTTTGAGCTGAACGCTCAGGCTTCACTCCGTCAATGGGCACATATCTCCGCTGCTTTAACACAGTTATCTTCAGTCAGGAGGCGTTACTAATGCCTATTCTGAATGAAAGGAGACCGGTTCGCACTTCCGGATCCAAGCGCAGAACTCGTCGAGTTATACTCACTAAATTCTTTTTAGCGAAACTAATTTTGGCGTTATTTTACATGTTAAATCCTAGAATGGAGGCCAGTAATGGCATTAATATCAAAAACCCTAACATTTCCGATTCACGGCGTAGCTACGTCATTCTCTCTATTGAAACGAGATGGTAACAAAGCTCTTGTGTATCGTGAAGATTCAGCAACTCTCTCCCCGGAAAACCGGGCGACTTTAACAATTTCTGAAACTCTAACAAAAGCAACGAGACAAGTAATTGTCACCGTTCGGCACCACTTGCTAAATTCTGAGTTTTATGCAGATAAGCAGTTGCGTAGTGCTAACGACGTTGTTTTAACGGGTATTCGTCCTGAAATTGCGAAAAACAGTATCATGTTTACCATTCCCTTAGGTGTTGCGCTCACGCCATTATCTTCGGCGATTTGTGCAGAAAACCTCCCTGCTGCCTTCTCTACGAGTATAGGTACAGGTTTGGAGACTGGTAAAGGACATCCTGTGGGCTCTGTAGTTATTTACGGTATGGCCGCTTGTATTACCTCATGATATACCTTCTTTTATAAATAATTTTTCTGGAGTATTTTATGTTACATCCCCCAGCTATTCTTCATGATTTATGGGACTGTCTTGAACTAATTTTTAGCGAAGATTTAAGTAAGGACGCAACATTCTGGCGAGTATTTGATGAAACTGATAATTCGTTTCACTTTCCAGATAAGGAGGACATCACTGGCTTAAAGGTTACATCCGAATGGATGGAAGAGCTTTATCAACCCCTGGATTCTGATGTCAACGTAAAACTTTTATGGTCGATTGCGAAATCGATCGGTTTTAAGTTAATGCATCTTGATCCAAAGAAATTTGAGCCTTTGTTTCGCGCTATATGTAGACAGGATATTTTATTTCTGTTGAAGTTTGAAGTCGATTACTCCTCTTACGACTGTACTGAAGTTATATTGGTTCGTCAGGTTTTGGCACTTTTTTCAAAAAATGCCGGGCATGTAACCAATGATGATTGTTTCTCTGATGTGGCACGGGAAATAGCGAGTGTTGAAACTCTCTTACGTGCGAATGCTAAAGCTAAGGCATTTAACCGGCGTCTTGCCTTTAAACCGGTCGACGACACATTAATGGAAGATTGGGATCTTCTCCAATCGAAGTTGCTTCTTGTAAGCAGGGAAATGGGAGCCCTTTTAGGGACCCCACCATCATGGGAACGGGTTATTACACATGGCCAGTTGAGCAGTGGCTCAGCTGTGTGTACGATTCGCTCAACACGTGCTGGGAAGAAGCGGGGATCTACGATTTTATGTGCCCCGAGAGAGTTCACTTCGATCCAAGTTTTAGCAAAACTTGGGAGTGATCGAAGTTGCAGTTACGCAGTGAACCGGATCTTAGACCGTTACTGGCCGATTCAAAACGCACCTTACGAGATGCGTGGAGGTAGGACAGGTAACGTGTTTGGTCGAGTGTTTACGGTGAAGAAAAACATCGAAACCGTCAGGCCGGCGGTAATGACATCGAGGGATAACGGCTTTTTGCAGCGTGCCCTTGGTAGATTGATCCGCAGGCGACTGAATAAGGTAGGTATCTTATTACCGAGCCAGCAACTATTCCACCAACTGTTAGCCCGTGAAGGGTCAGGTGGTGACGGTGACGATGATTGGGTTACTCTGGACCTTGCTGATGCGAGTAGTTCTATTGCAGGACTACTTCCGGGGGAAGTTACTCCTCCTGGATGGTATGAAAAATTGTATACCGTGCGTGATCACTATTTAACGATGCCATTAGTTTTTGGCAAAGGAGTTCGTGGTCAGAAGCAGTTCAAGGATCAGATGTTGTTTCTTGCCAAACATGGCGAAGAGTACTCTGGACAGATCAATCTGTGCTGTCGTTTCCAAGCGACGGAGGCAGTGATCCCATGCCATTTCTTTTCGACAATGGGTAACGGTTTTACGTTTGAGTATGAAACTGCATTATTTCTCTCCATTATTAAAGCCGGTATTAAAGAGGAATTCGGTGAAAATCCCGAAGTCTTCGTTTACGGCGATGATATTATACTCAAGAAACGCCACGCTGAGACAGCGATGCGATGGTTGAGCGCTTTAGGGATGGAAGTTAATGTAAAAAAGACACACTTAACGGGAAGCTTTCGGGAATCCTGTGGTGGTTACTTCTTCAAAAAAACTCCGGTACGGCCTTTCTATGTCACGGATACCTTTAGCCCTGCCCGGTTGATTGGGTTGGCAAACTGGCTACGCGATAAAGAGGAGTTGGTATTTCTTAGAGACATTGTTATTTCACATATACCTAGTCAGTTCCGTGTTTACGGTCCACCTTTAACGGAGGACGGGCACATATGGGATGACGACTGGCGGTTGAAACAAGACCTGTCGGAAAGGAACCTTGATATATTGAATGCTGGTTGGGAAACCTCCTGGTATTTTACTTTTGAAAAGGTGCCTTTGAGTGATACACAGCTAGGGTTACAACATTTATCACCATACGACCATTCTGTTTTAGGTTACTTCGGCCAGAAATACTTCTACCGAGATAGCCTACGGTCCACTGGTGATGATACAGTCGAGGAATTAGCACGGCTTAATCCGAACGTAAAAGCACTCTTTGAGTTCATGAGCGTCGGGCGGCCAGATTTCAGCTATGTAAATCGGCTTGAGATGTTGGTATCTAGGTTACAAAGTTTCTTAAATCTCCTCATAAGTTAGACCTCTTTTGGTTTGATAATTGGGTAAAAATAGAACGCCTAGGAAAGAAAGTCGATACGGAAGGAACTGTATCAGACCCTTTTACTCTCCGGAAAGGGACGCAAGTCCGCCGGCGTTACGTAACGAATCCAGGAATGTGTGTTGGTGATGGAGCAATAAATATAATACCAATTACTGTCCCTATCTCCTATAGGCCCCGCAAAACTCTCGCAGGGTAGCTAGTTAGATATACAGCACACAAACCGAAGATTCCGTAAGACCACTT